GGAGGAGCACTACTAGTAGGTGGAGAAGGTGGTGTATATCTACCTAAAGACATATCCAACATCTGTTTAATAGCGTCCAGTCCCTTTAATCTTTCAGGATCTGGGGGTCCCTGTCTAAGAGCTCCAGTATTTCTAAACATATCATGATCTACTCGCGATATTCTTGCATCAAGATAAGATCTCGCATCATTATCCAAACCATTTCGCAGATTTTGGATATACTTCATAGTTTTCGTCATTTTTGAATGAAGATTATCCACATTATCTTCTAAAGCATCATACTTTAACTTATCTTCCGCAGATAAGTCTCCATATAACTTACCACCACGAAGCATCATATCAAGTTTTCTCTGTTCTATTTCATGTTCCCTTTGATAACCTGACAATGTGCCAAGAGCAGCAGAAACATCGTTCATAACCTTCTTCTCTGCATCAGAGAGAGATTCTGCAGTATACTTGTCAAATTCTCCTGATTCAATTGACCTTATATTTTGCTCAATTTCATTAAGTTCTGATCCTACATTAGAGAAAGTTCTAGCAATTGGGTTATTCTCCAATCCAGGATTTTTTTCTAGTAACTTTTCTCTCCTTCTTCGCATCTCTTCAAGAGCTGCGTCTTTACCTTTATCCGAAACGATATCAATAACTCCCTGAGTATACTCCTCATAACTACCACGACCAGTACCATCTGGACCAGATCTATCAAGAATATCGTAAAGTTTCATCCCAAGTCCTACCGCCACGGCACCTAGCAGTAGATATGGGTTTGCCAATAACCCTAGGATCTTTGGAATGTTGAGCAGCATTGATGTAAGAACACCACTAATTGCTCCAGTAATTGCACCAATGCCACCATTCAGAGCAAGTGCAACACCACCAGCAATCGTCAATCCCTTAATAATATCGTTCTTTATCTTTTCAAAAGCATCATTATCACCCTCTGACCATGCTTCTAAGGCATCTAATCCTTTTATTCCTAACCACCCTAAGAACAATGCCTCAAGTGCTTTCATAAAGCGACCAAAAGGTCCCATTGCCCGTTTCTTTAAAGCCTCAATTGGTTTAACTAACCCATTCTTAAGAGCAGATTCAATAAAGTTCTCTTTTGTACCTTTTTTAAGACTATCTGCGGATTCTCTCTTTTGCTTTATCTCTCTCTTATCTTCTTCTGCATCTTGAGCGTTTCTACCACTAATCAGATCTGCAATTGCAGTTAGATTTCTTTGGATTGCAAAGATGTTTTTGTTTAACGAATTATATTGCTTGACAGTCAAGTTCCCCTCAGGAACTCCTGGGTTGTCAACATTACCCTCGGGAGTTCCCTTCTGACCTGGTGGAAGTAGCTTTGTAGGGTCAATAACCATTAGATTGTTGTGCCTTTAAATTCTGCTCTTCAATAAATGTCTCTAATAAACTAAGATAAATGTCCCTTTCCCAAGGGATCATATTTTCAATATCACTCAAGGAGTATTTATGATGCTGCATGAGGGCGAAATTAACTTTGTAGTAAGCTACAATATCCTCATGTAACATCGCTAGCTGAAAAAAGATGCTAATCCCTCAAGTACGATCTCATTTTCTACATTAGTATTTGGGTTCTCAAATTTAACAGTATGAGAAAGCTTAGGCATAGTATTAAAGAATGATTCGATTTGTTTGAACTGAGAAGAATTCAAACCCTCAATAAATTCAATCCATTCCTTCTTAGGTGTATCCTTTGACTCCCAAGTCTCATCATCAGAGTAAATCATATCAACACAAGATGCAATGACATCGAATGATGCATTGAGATCAAGACCGGCACCAAAATTTTGACTGATGAACTCTCCAAGAGATGGATACTTCATCCTCAGAGTTAAAGTATCATCTAATTTAATATCTCGATTATGTTCAGGATAATCAATAACCTGAATTTCATCAATATAGACTGTCAAGGGAACTTTAGTTTCTCCATCATCCTGACAGGTAACAATAACATCAATAGATTCTCCAACTGACTTTCCACGAACATTCAAAAATAGATATTCAATATCAAAAGTAGAGAGTTCATTTACTTTCACACCACGAGTGATGATACATGCGGTGAGAACATCTTTAATAGCTCTCGCAATCTGTTCAATGTCCTCACTCTCCATAGCCAAAACAAGAACTTTTTCTTCTTTGACTAGGAATGGGCGATACTTAATTTTTTTCTTTGTGGACGGAATAACCAACTCAAATGTCGGAGTTGCAATCTTTGGTAAAGACATAATAATTGTTCAGTAATTTTATTTATTAGGGTCTAAAAGGTATTACCTCAAGAGGTTGAGCCCTAGGAGAGTTATTCTGATCAGTTTTTGCAGCTAGTCCACTATCTCCATTAGGATCACTGGTGTATTCTCCCCCCGTCATATAGTCATATAACATATCATTTTGAGCAAGGTCTCTATTATCCTCCACAGACCATTTAGTTGCAACATCTCTCTGATCTGAACGGGTATCTAGACTATCAATACTTCCAAGAACATATCTATCATAACTGAAAGTCACAGTAATTTCTAGAACTCGATTAGTTCCATAATCTACTGCAGATGGGACGATATTAACTGGGAACGCATTGATAAAGGTATAGTCTATCTTCTGGAAGTGATCTTTGTCAAATTTACTTACACCCATTTGACTACACTTATAGTTGTCGGGAAACAACATTCTACTGTAATAGGCTTTTTTATCTTGACTTACTTCTCCACCACTTGCAATAAATTCTTGCCATAGTTGGAAGAACTTTAACACAAGATAGTTCTTATCAACAATAAAAGTGAATGAACTATCGGTAAAGACTCTTGTGTGGGCATACTTTTGGACAATTCCCATGTAATTGCCTTTTATTTGTGCGGTAGCAAAAGCAGCCCCAGGAAGTTCTGCTCCCTTACACAACAAATTTAACTCCCTGGTAAGAAAATACCGAGAAAGTAAAGGTTCCTTCGCTTGAACATAATTTAATAAACCGGTTGGAAAAGCCAGAAGTTGAAACTCAAAATGATTCGTTGTAGCTACATTCGTAAACAACGATTTTATTTCTGTTGTGGTTCTTTTCCTGGGGTAATTTCGTCGAGGCACACTAAATACCTTAGGTTAACTGTTTATAATGGCATATAAAGGTAGATTTCAACCTAGCAATATTGAAAAATATCGAGGAGACCATCGCTCTATTATTTATCGCAGTTTATGGGAACGAAAGTTCATGGTTTACTGTGATAGAAATGAAAACATTCTTGAATGGGGCAGTGAGGAGATTGTTATCCCATATCGCTCTCCTCTAGATGGAAGAATTCATAGATATTTTCCAGATTTCTATATCAAAGTTCGCGAAAACACGGGAAATATTAAAAGATATATTATAGAAGTGAAACCAAAAAAGCAGTGTATTGAACCAAAGGTACAAAAGCAACGAACTAAAACATACATCCGTGAAGTTGCTGAGTATGCTAAAAATCAAGCGAAGTGGAAAGCTGCTACTGAATATTGTAAGGATAGATTATTTCAATTTAAAATCTTAACAGAGGACAATTTAGGTGTATGAGCAGGTTACAACCCGTAATAGATGAATTTATCGGTTTAGAACAACCAGAAGATATTTTTATTAAACTTATGGAAGTTCTAGATGACTTAGAAGTTATTCCAGAACCTGGAAAATTCTATACATTCATATATCAAGCAAAGACACCAAACATAAGATATGATGAGTTTCCATTAATTGCCTGTACTAGTGTAGATAGATGGGGATTCACTGGTTTCAATTTTCACTGGGCTGAATCTAGGAATTATACTTGGCAAGAAGTACAAAGTCAATTATATGTCATCAACTCCAATGAACTTGAGGATGCTAGATCTTTATCATATGCAAAATTCAAAATGTCCACATAAATAACTAATAAAAAACGGATGGCTCATCCACAACTACTTAGATACCCTCTCGATATTATAGACTCTACAACAGACTATATGTTTTTAGAGGTTATGGAATATGTGCCTTCACAACTACCTACTTTTGCTGCAGGTAGTGGTAAAAGAAAACCGGGAACAGGAACTGATGTTTTTGCATCGGCAGGTACGAAAGCAAAACAAAGTATTATCTTACCAATACCAAATTCTATCGCATCAGTAAATAGAACTGGTTGGGGAGAAAGTAAAATATCCGCACTTGCTGGTGCAGGACTTAAAGCAGCAGGATTGGCAGTTGATGCAGCTACGGGTAGACTTGGTGAGGGTAGCAGTTTAGGTGAAACAGCTGGTGCTTTTGCCGCCAGCGAAGCTTCAGGGTTGCGTGGCCGTGACGGTACTGGATTTGATTTGTATAGAAAATATTTTAAAACAGAAGCTCAGAGAGCGATTGTTAATAGCCTTGCGGGAACTTCGATTGGATTAAATGATGTTCTTGGTAGACAAGCTGGCCAGATTATAAATCAAAATGTAGAACTACTGTTTAATAGTGTGTCTATTAGACCTTTTGGATTCAACTGGGATTTGACTCCTAGAAATATAAAGGAATCAAAATCAGTCCTACAAATCATAAAAACTCTTAAAAGGACATCTGCAGCAAAGTCAATAAAAGGTAAAAACGCATTCTTACAAGCACCGGATGTTTTTAGACTCAGCTATAAGAAAGGAACTGCAGATCAAAAATATCTGAATAAATTTAAATTATGTGCCCTAACAAGTGTTGGAGTAGATTACACGGGTTCTGGTATTCACGCAACATATAATGATGGGACACCGATTCATTATAGATTGAATTTATCATTTACTGAGCTTGAACCAGTATATGCCGAAGATTATGACGATAACTACAACGACGCAGGATTCTAATGGCTAGTCACTCATACTTCAATCTTTTACCAAACTTCCAATACCTCAACCCCAATCAATCTGGTGGTAGAAAGAAGCAATATGTGGAGGTAAAGAATCTTTTTACGCGAATGAAGATCAGAGACTCTGTTTCTGAGTTTGCAACTAACCTGACAAAATACGATATTGATGAAAATCAACGACCTGATGATGTCGCTAATGAATTATATGGCGATCCAAATTATGATTGGGTAGTTTTATTGACTTCCAATATCATCAATGTTAGAGATGAATGGCCATTATCATCTAGACAATTATATGATATCATGTATGACAAGTATGAGGAAAATCTAAATTCTACTCGTCACTATGAAACAAAAGAAACAAGAGATTCTCAAGGAAGGCTTTTAATTCCTGGTGGTCAGGTTGTTGATTCTACATTTAGAATTCCAAACCCAGACTCTCCTGGTCAAGAGATTAACCCAACTGTTGGAGTTTCTAATTGGCTAGTAGAAGTAAGAAAAAACAATAAAAAACGAACGATAAGAGTACTCAGAAATGAATACTTAACATCGTTCGTTAATGAATTTAGAGATTTTCTAGAATATCAAGAATCTTCTCAGTTTGATCCTCAGACTGGAATTAAAATTGCTTCTGACTAAAGAAGTGCTTCTAGTTGTGATGCCGTAGTTGCAGAATTAATATCAGAATAGGGTACAACAGGATTATCTTTCAGTGCTGGAGATTCTCCCTTCATTTCTGCTAGTGCTGTAATCTCTTGATTCTCGGTTCTGATCTGCAGATACCGACTTTCCAGCTCTTTCTGGCACAGATTTTTTGCACTTACAAGATCCACATCCACAGCTGAATTTGAGTGGTTGTATTTCCATGCGTTTCTGAATACTGTAGAGGGCAATTCGGTATGAGAGATCATCGAATACTCTGATGTAGGTACATCCTTAGAGATGATATCTACATCAGAGAGAACACACTGATCTGATGG